GAAGAAATTACCGCGTAGTTTCCGTGTCTCCAGGTTGCATGTACAATTGTTAACGAAGAAAATTTTTGGAGGGTTGGTGGAAAAATTGGTGAGTGAGCGGAAAAGGAATAACATCATGATAGGAGTAAATCCGTTTACTGAATGGCAGGAGATATATGAGTCTTTTTATAAGTATAATAAATGGGCAGGAGATATAAAGTCTTGGGATGGTTCGATGTTACCCCAAGTTCAGCATGCCATTTATGAAGTTCTTAGTAGTAGGTTTGGTGGAGAGAAGAGTGAGATAAATTGTGTTTTAGGTTTTTTAAATTATTGTGTAGTAGCCATAAATGATGACACTTATATAACAACCCATTCAATGCCCTCCGGAAGTTTTTTTGACAGCCATGTATAATAGTTTAGTGAACAGATTTTACACAGCAATGTGGTATTATCGTGAAATGAAAAAACATAATCGAACCCCAACAGTCGTGAATTTTGAGAAGAATATCATTGATTATGTATACGGAGATGACAAATTGAATGCTATAAGGGACCCAGAGTTAACTTTTTTAAATGCAATAACCATGAGAGATTTTTTCCAGAGTATAGGGATGGATTTTACAGACTCGAAGAAAGGAGTCATTGTAGAACCATACCAGAGTGTGCAAGACATTACTTTTTTAAAACGCTCGTTTGTCTATCATAAAAAGATAAAGCAAATAGTAGGTCCCCTGGATTTAAACACCATATATAGTTCAATATCGTGGATAGATGGCAGAAAGGACCCGGAGATAGTTATGAGAGACAAAATTAACGCTTTTCAAAGAGAAATGTTTTTGCATGAAGAGTTGTTTAGCGAGAAAATTGAGCTTCTCGTTAAACGATGTGAGGAAGTAGGAGTAAAATTTATTATTTTATCAGAATCTTATTTACTTAGTCTGTATTGTATGGGAGAGTACCATTATTTGGACACTCTTTATGGAATACATCATTAGCTCAGTAGTGTCAAAAAGAGTAGAACTCAAGTAGACATAACGCGGCATTCACTTCTAATTAGATCCCTAAATCTAAGGTAGGGCCGTGTTTAGCAAAGTAGGGAAAATTAATAGCCTTCGTGGTATTGGAGGCATATTTCTTAGATTAATACCAGCAATAATAAACAAACAATTAAAATAGTAGATAGTGACTACTTTTCAACACTAAAAACAAAAACAATTGTAGAATCAGGAGAGATTTTCAATAAAATGCCAAAAATATCAAATGTTCCTAAACCATTGGAGATGGATTACTCACGTATCTTGAACAAACCTTTTCTCATTCAAACGTTAAGCTGGACTAGTAGTACGGCTTCATATGCTTTATTACCTAAAATTTCTTTGCCATCAGCAGCTCTTACTAATTTTTTAGCAAGAGTTCCGTTTAAGAGTTCATGTTTGTACAGGATGCGAGCCTGCGTAATGTTGCAAGTTTCAGGTACACCAATGCACCAAGGATTAATACTAGCAAGTGTCACCCCAAGCAGTTTAGTCCCAGTTCACCCAACTCAATTGTTGCAAAGTCCCCATTCATTTCTAAATGCTAACGAAAGTACTTCTGTATGTATTGAAGTTCCTTTTTATCAAAGAACCCCCCTAGCAAGAACTAATACCGATCTAACGAATGACACTGCTGTCGCACCATTTGATTATGCAGATTTGAGAATGATGGTGATAGATCCGCTGGCTTCTACAGGTACTGCCTCTAGTTCGCTAACTATATCTATCCACGTCATTATCAGAGAAGCTGAGTTTTATGTTCCAAAAGTGTCAGACGCTACATGGGTGGCAGCTGGAAAGAGTGATGATAAGAGTGTGTTCGAAGCCCAAGGATTCGTCGGAGAACTTATGAAGATTCCAACAAAAATATTTGACGGACTTGCCGTCGGCGCAAAAGTTATCACAGGAGATTTTATTGATGCACTTAGGACAGGAACTAGACCCCTAACCGGATTTCATAACCCAAATAGTACCACAATAGACACGAGAATGATAGTAACAACACGCAATTTCGGCAATCAAGTAGATCAACCCACGTTAGTAGAAAAGTTGGATCAGCATGGGCAGTATGACAGAATAGTTCAGGATTATCAATTTAATACAGATCAGGATGAAATGGATGTTTCTTACATTTTGAAAAAACCAGCCTACTTAGGGAAATTTGGAATTAATACTGCAGATACCTCGGGAACTCTACTTTTTGCTGCCCCAATTACCCCATTTCTTGAGGCAGATGCAACACTATTTTATTCACCAATGAGATTGTTATATGAATGTTCGCGTTATTGGAGAGGTACACTAAAATTGCATATTCAATCAGTTATGACTAAC